GCGGTGGGAGGGGGCGGGCCCCGGAAGGGAAGGAGGAACCCCATGAACAAGAAGAAGCAGCCCGGCACCATACTTACCCCCACGCTGTTGAAGGCCATCTCAGAAGCCGCTGCCCAGAAAGGGGTGGAGGCGTACAAGAAGGAGGTGGAGAGCCAGAAGGCGGCGGCCAAGGACAGACGCTACCATGATACCCGCCTGCTCCTGGAGAGGTACAAGGGCCTGGAGGAGCACAGCAAGGAGGCGGTACAGTCTGCGGCCCAGGTGGAAGATGACCTGGACCTGGAGGAATTGGTCGATATGATGAAGGGATACGATGAGCGGTATGAAGCCACTGTTCCCAGCGTCATGAAGAGTGCCGCTTACACCCGGACCCTGGTTCACCACGTCAGGCGGATGCTGGACTTCTACAAGCGGTGCTGTGAGGTCTCCCAGAAGCCGGAGGACACCCGGAGATACCGGGTCATCTACTTCTCATACCTGGCAGAGCCGGAAGAGCAGTTGACCTTCCAGCAGATCGCAGAGCAGGAAATGGTGGACATCAGCACCATCTACAAGGACCACAAGCTGGCCCTCCGTCAGTTGAGTGCCCTCTTTTTTGGGTATTTTGAATGACTACGCCAAAAAGTCGCCATTGACACAAGAATAACCACTGTGGTAAGTTGTAGGAGCAAAAGCTGTTTGTGTCACCCCTAAAAAGAGCGGTGCCCGACCAGCGGCCAGATGCTCCAAACTCTCCGATAGCCTTGCAAATCAGCGTTTTTGACTTGACAAGGCGGTGTCAATGGGTAGAATGAAAGTATATCCACCACCTAACCAAATCGGTGAAGAAGGAGCGTAGAGCATGGTATATACCAGCAGGTACAGCAACCCAGAGCTGAGGACCGGGAAGTACACGGCGGTCAGGATTTCTCTTGGGATCCCACGGTGGAACATCGGGTACAGCCTCGATGCCGAGATGCCAGACCTCATGCCGTTCGGCCTCCTGCACAAGTTTGAGCTGTACGAAGACTTCGAGAGAGCCTACTTCGCAAGGCTCGACCAGAAGGGAGTTAAGAGAATACTCTCTCAGCTCCAGCGGTTCGAGGGCATGGGAAAGGATGTCGTCCTCCTCTGTTACGAGGACATCCGAAAAGGTCCGGACGATTGGTGCCACCGGCGCACGTTTGCTGACTGGTGGCAGCAGCGGACCGGAGAAGTCATCCCGGAACTCTTTGACCCGACTCCAGACCCCGCAAAGCCCCGTCAGGCCCCGTCTAAGCGGAGTTTGGAGACACCCCCTACAACTTCCCCAATAGAGCAGCTTGCGCTGTTCTAAGCGGAAACAGGGCCGTCCAACGGCCCTCATGCGGAGTTAGTCCAACGGAGGACGCCAGGCCACCCGCCTGGAGACGCAGGTTCAAACCCTGCACTTCGCTCCATATTTACGACGAAAGAGCGGTTGCCATCCGGCGGCCGCTCTTTTGCTATGACTTCGAGGAGGGTAGCGTATGTTCTATGGATCCGTTCCAGCAGAGGCGCAGGCCATCATGAACAAAATCGTAAAGGCGTGGGACGTGACCGACATCTATGTGGGCTGCTCCGGCAACTTCACCCTGGAGAAGTTCATCGGCCCCTTGGGCAAGTTCCGGCTGCACAGCAACGATGTGACCATGTACTCCCAGTGCCTGGCCGCACACTTCCTGCGGGAACACGTCCCCCTGGAGCTGTCCGAGGAGGGGGAGGCTCAGTTCCCATGGCTTCAGGACTATATGAAGACCGACGTGGACCGGATCGCCACCATGCTGCTGTGCTCCCGCATCGTGGCCTATACCGACAAGGGAGACAACCCGTACTACAAGATGATGCTGGAGGAGAGCATCCGGCAGTTCCCGGCCATGCACGAGAAGACGGTCCAGAAGGTCAGCGCAAACACCCTTACCATCTCCAGCTACTACAACGGCGACGCCATGGACTTCGTGAAGGAGGCCCCGGCCGACGCCGGCTTCATCTCATTTCCGCCCTTCAAGAAGGCGGGCAAGGCGTTCGTGAAGGACTTCGCCAAGCTGGAGAAGATGTTCAAGTTCACGCCGCCGGAGTATGGCTTCTTCGATGAGGAGCTGCTGAAGGAATACTTCCGCCAAATCATGACCAAGAAGGAGTGGTGCTTCGGCACCGACATGAGGCTCCAGGGCGATGAGTTCACCGAGCACCTGAAGGGCATGACCAAGACCACCAACCGGGGCATCCCCATCTACCTATACGCCAGCTCCGGCCACCCTCAGATCGTCACGCCCCTCCAGAGCACCACCCAAGCCAACATCAAGAAGTTCGGCCAGGGTATAGAGATGGGCGATGACATCCGGCTCTACGAGCTGTCCAACGATGCCTTCCAGACGCTGCGGAGCCAGTACATGAACATCAACATTCGCCCCGGCTCCGCCACCCTTGCCATCGGCGTGGTGGTGGACGGCTACCTCATCGGCGTCTACGCTTTCTCGGCCGCCCCATCCGTGGCACAGTGGGATAAGCACATCGAGACCCCTACGGTTTACCTCCTGTCTGATTTTCCGGTCGAGCCAACCGACTACAAGCACCTGGCGAAGCTGGTGCTCTACGCAGCCTTGTCCAAAGAGAGCAAGCGGATCGCCGAGCGCATCACGAAGAAGAGGGCGGCATCCCTGGTCACCACGGCCTTCAGCAAGAACCCGGAGAGCATGAAGTACCGTGGGCTGTTTAAGGTCCTGAACCGGAAGCACAACGACTCACTCCAGAAGGCGGATTGGGCCAAGGACATTGACCCGGCCAACGCCTACTACCTCCAGCCGTATGAAATCAACTACGGCGCCCCAATGGGACAGTGGACGTTGAAGGAGGGGCTGGCGCTCTGGAAGAAGAAGCACTCGCAGAAGCGGTAAGGAGGAGCAACCATGATTAACACGAAAATCATCGAGATAGATCCCCGTGAGCTGAAGCTGCTGAAAATGAACGCTCGCTTCATGCGGCATGAGGAGTTCCAGCGCCTGGTAGCGAACATCAAGAGGGACGGCCAGCTCACCTCGGCCCCCTTCGCCTGCCTGGACCCCGCCGATGGCAAGTATGAGGTGTTGTCCGGCAACCACCGGGTCCAGGCGGCCATCTCCGCCGGCCTGGAGACCATCCCCTGCATCATCACCGATGATGAGATGTCGGAGGAGCAGCGCATCGCCATCCAGCTCTCCCACAACGCCATCGTAGGCCAGGATGACCCGGACATCCTGAAGAAGCTATATGATAAAATTCTGGACATCGATCTGAAGGAATACTCCGGCCTTGACGACAAAACTTTGGGCCTGCTAGATAAAGCATCGTCCCAGGCCATGAGCGAGGCCAACCTGGAGTTTCAGGTCCTTAGCATCGTCTATCTCCCCGACGAGCTGAAGGAGGCCCAGCGGGTCATCGACAAGGCCAGGGAGGCGGTCAAGAGCTGCGACAACATCTGGCTTGCCACTGACAGCGAGTACGAGAAGTGGCTCGACGCCCAGGAAACCGCCTCTTCCGCCTACAATGTGAAGAACGTCTCGGCGGCCATGCAGCTCATCTTCAAGGTGTTCGAGGATAACCTGGGCCAGCTTGCGGAGGGCTGGGAGGGGGTGGACCCGAAGAACGACAACTCCATGTGGGTCCCCATCTCTACCATCATCGGCCGCAGTAAAATCCCCGTGGGCAGCGCCAAGGTCATCAAGAAAGCCCTGGACCGTATGGTGGGCCACGGTGAAATCACGCACAAGAACTTGTGGGAGGGGCTGGAGTACCTTTGTGCTGATTACTTAGGAGGGGAGTAAAATGCCGGCTCCCAGCAGTTACAACGAAAAGTATCACGACCGATGGGCGTGGTCTCTGGCATTGAAAGGGGCCACAGACGAAGATATTGCAGACGCCTTTGGAATTTCTGTCCGCACCCTCCACAGATGGAAGAAGGAGCACGAGTCATTTGCCGAGGCACTTGGCCCCGGTAAAGACGTTGCGGATGCTCAGGTAAAGCACAGCCTCTATCAGCGGGCCATCGGCTACGATGCAAAGGACGTTGAACAGATCATCGTTACAGACCCGGCGACAGGAAGGCAAAGAGTGGAAAAGACCCGTGTGGTCACGAAGCATATCGCACCCGATACGATGGCGTGTATGTACTGGCTCAACAACCGGAGCAAGGGAGAGTTCTCTCAGCGTCAGGAAATCACTCTGGGAGGCGCTGTGAAGACCTCCCCGATGGAGAAGCTGACCGAGGAGGAGCTTAGATCCCTTGCCCGTATGGATGAAGGGCAGGATGGCGAGGGGTAGCCGCTCCATCTCGTCAGCCCTGAAGAAATCCATAGCCACCGAAGCACGGTATGAGCTGGCGAGAAGATACTATGCGGATTACGTCCAGCTCGTCCATGCAGGCAGGTGGAAAAGAGCCAGACACCTCGACCTGGTTTGTCGAGAGCTGGAAAACATCATGTCCGGCACAACGAAGCGGCTGATGATATTCATGCCGCCCCGCCACGGGAAGTCGATGACCGTGACGGAGACCTTCCCGTCCTTCTTCCTGGGCAAGTACCCGGAGAAGCGGGTCATCGAGATCAGTTACAGCGGTGAGCTTGCCCAGCAGTTCGGAAAGAAGAACCGAGACAAGGTGGAGGAGTATGGTCCGCTCCTCTTTGGGCACAGCACATCGAACGTCCAAGCTACGAAGACCAACTGGAATATCGACAACGGAACAGGCGGCATGATTTCTGTCGGCATCGGCGGCTCTATTACGGGCTACGGTGCCGATTTGCTTGTTGTTGACGACCCCATCAAGAACCGGGGCGAGGCTGAGTCTCTGACCTACCGTGATAAGCTGTGGGATGAGTACCAGTCAACGGTCAGCACCCGTCTCCACGCCGGAGGCGCTGTCATCATCATCCTGACCCGGTGGCACGAAGACGACCTGGCCGCCCGACTCCTGAACCCGGAGTATGGCAAGGTGGAGGATTGGAAAATCATCTCCCTTCCGGCCATCTGTGAAGACCCTGACACCGATCCATTAGGGCGGACCTTTGGTGAGGCCCTATGGCCCGCTGGCGGCTACAATGAAGCCTGGGCCGCCCAGCAGAAGGAGACAGTGGGCACCTATGCCTGGTCTTCGCTCTATATGCAGACCCCGACGCCGAGCTCCGGCGGTATGTTCAAGCGGAACTGGTGGAAGCGGTGGCGGGTGCTGCCCTCCGGCCTGTTCGATTTCATTCAGTCCTGGGACTGCACCTTCAAGGACAAGGACGTCTCCGACTATGTGGTGGGCCAGGTGTGGGCCCGCAAGGGGGCGGACCGTTACCTAGTGGACCAGGTGCGTGGCCGCATGACCTTCACCGAGACCCTGAACGCCATGCGAGACCTGTCGGCCAAGTGGCCCCAGACCTCCCGGAAGTTGGTGGAGGACAAGGCCAACGGCACAGCGGTCATCGACGTTCTGAAGCGAGAGATCCCCGGTATCATCCCCGTGGAGCCCTTCGGCGGCAAGGTAGCCAGGGCCCACGCCACCACAGCG